CAAGAACTATTCAGTAATGCGGTCAATCCGGGGCATACTTAAAAATGAAAACGACGTCGATGCCACATTCGAGCGTGAATGCTCGAATGAAATCGCCAAGAAACTTGGTCCGCCCCAGGGATTCTACGTGCCCTACGAAGTCCAGCGAGCAGAGCTGAACATCACACCGGCGCAGGAACGCGTCGTGCGAACGATCCTTCAACGCGCAGGAATTAGCCAGCGTGATTTGAACATCACGACCTCCACGGCTGGCGGCAATCTCGTCGGCACCGACTTGATGGCGGCGAGTTACGAAGACTTGCTCCGTGCAAAGCTGCTCGCATTCCAGCTTGGCATACAAATGCTTCCCGGATTGCGCGGCAATGTTACAATTCCCAGGGCCACGGGCGACCCGACCGCATATTGGATAGCCACAGAAGGTGACCCGACCACCGAATCACAGCCGACATTCGGTCAGGCAGCGCTCGCGCCAAAAACAGTCGGCGCATGGGTAGACATCACGCGAGAACTGATGCTGCAATCCACGCCCGCAGTTGACGGCATCGTGTTGAACGCAGTGGCGCAAGTCATCGCGCGCAAATTCAATACAGCGCTTTTTGACGGCGCCGCAGCGAGCGGAGAACCGCGCGGCTTAATCAACGTCTCTGGCATCGGCACAGTTGACGGAACTGATTTCAACTGGGAAAGTGCAGTCGAATTCGAAACTGACGTAGCAGAAGCCAACGCGGACGATTACGGTCCGCTTGCCTTCGTCATGCGTCCATCGGTGCGCGGCACGCTGAAAACCCGGTTGAAAGGTTCGAACACATCGGGCATCTATCTCGTCACAGGGAATGAAATGAACGGCTATCCCGTGCTCGTAACGACGGGCATGAGCACGTTGAAGATAGGATTCGGCGCCTTCAATTCCATCGTCATGGGATTGTGGGGCGTGCTCGATATTGCGATTTCAAAAGAAGCGCTATTAACGAGCGGCGGAACGCGCATCGTCGGCTTCCAGACGGGCGATTATGCCTACGTACAGCCGGGCGCATTGTCCATCTGCACGACATTCAGCTAAATAATTAACCACCTCTTTTTCGTCTCCCCTTTATAAAAAAAGGGGAGATTGAGAGGGGTTTAAAAATCAAATTCAAAAACAATTATAAAACAAAGGAGCGAAAAGAATCATGAAAGCGCCAAAGACACAAAAAGTAGAAATCATCCGCAGCGTTCGTCTCTCGACAGGCGAAAACGTGCCGGTAAAAGAATACGGCAAAGGTTCAGTCCTCGAACTGCCATACGCAACCGCCCGCGAATTAATCGCCAACAGCAAAGCCGTCGAAAGTACCAAGGCAGTTGCAACAGTGGATGCTGGTAAGGCGAAAAAAGGCAAAGAATAAACTGTTCAAAAAAAATATTGAATTCACAATTTTAATTCTTCAGAAAGGAGAATTTTTTCATGAAACAATTTTCAATTATCCTGCTTCTGCTCGTCATTGCAATGCCTCTCGAGGCACAGCAAAAAGTAAAACTACAACCGGGGCTTGCATACAACGTCCACGTCCTCACGCCGACGGATAGCGTATCGTTCGTCAAAAATACAGCCGATACATTGCCGCGTGCGTCGTCAACATGGATCGCAAACTCCTCCCACTTCAAAGTTGGCGGGTTGCCGTATGTAACGCTTGAGCTAATAGTCAAAGATTCATGCAGCGCAGATGTCTACGTCGAGCGTCGACTGCCAGCGCACAATAGCACTGCCGCAGGCTCATATAGTACCGTTCTCACCGACTCATTGATTAACACAACCAACTTAGGCGTGCGGAAGGAATATCATTTACGTTCGGCAGAAACAGATGCAATTGACGACATGTCGTATGAATACCGCGTGCGCATCTCATATCGAAACGTAACGATGGGCTTCTCGACGCCATATATATACCCTCGCATACTCTGGTATCCATAAATGTCCCAGCTCGAAACCCTTGAAGACCGTCGGTCGCTCATCGAGCACCTTGGCGGCGAGCCATTCGTGTACACAAATCCCTCGGGCGCCGAGAGTAACATCGAGGCGCTCTGGGAATCTCCGTACGTTGCCCAGGAGACGGGATTCATCGCCGTCGACAGCACAAAGCCCGCAATATATCCAGTGACAGAAGATGTTGCCGATGCAACAAACGCCGCCAAAATAAAACGCGTAAGCGATGAGAAGCAATATTATGTTATTTCCGTCAAACCAGATGGGACAGGATTTACGCGGCTGGAACTCAGCGAAGACCCGGTGCAAAGCTGATGGCGGCAAAAGTATTAGATATTGTCAGCTTCATTGAAACCAAGCTCAACGCGATTAAAACGTCGGGCGGGTATCACACGAACGTTGCAAAAGTTGCTGTATATCGGGACACGACAAGTGCTCCATTTGAAGCGGCTGAACTTCCGGGCATCAATCTATATTATGCCCATGAAAGCGACGTAGTATTAGAAGATGAGAAAGCCGGTCCTGCGGGTATATGGACGAGGGCATTGCCGCTGAAAGCGGAATTCAGCATACAGGCGGGGCAAGGAAGCGACGTAGCGGGTTTCAATCTTGCGATGGACATCATCAAAGCGATTGGCGTGGACATGACCTGCGGCGGCGTTGCGATTCGGATACATAACGTAAAATATTCACTCACGCTCGAGCAGGAGAAAAAAATAGTAAGCGGCGGCGTAGTAGAATTCACAGTCGAATACCGGACAGACAGATTTCAAGAAACGTAAAAAGGTGAAATTATGGGATTAGAAACCCAAAAATTCAGAGAAGTTGATTCACCCGATCTAATTGCATCGGTGGAGAACAAAGAAGTCATCATTCTCATAGAGCCGCAATACGTGGATGGCAACGTAGGAGACTGGGTATTATTTCCATCGCTTGACCTCCTTGGCGTTCAAAGTTTTACAATCACCGGCTGTATCTATGTGAGTACAACGCTCCACGATGCAGTGGCGGATCAAGCAAAAATCATTATCGAAACCTCAAATGACGGAGTATTGTGGAATTTGGCTTGGGCAAATGAGACTCAATGGGATTTAATGAACAACGACGATGAAGACCCGCAATATGTCCTTCCGATAGCTCCATTTACCGCAAAGCTGGTCACATTCGCACCCGTGGACCCTATAACCGATAAATATATTCGCGCAAAAGTGCTATTCACGGGCGAAGACTCGGCAGATAACTACGCATTTGTTTTTTGCTATATCACAATTCCAAATTGAGGAACTCCAATGCCCAAAAAAACCAAACCAACATCGAACATCGAACATCCGACATCGGACATCGAAGAACCAATATCCAGCATCGAGCCGCTTCCCGGTTACGTCACCCAAATGGTACGCAACGAAGACGGCAGCCACACGCCAGAAGCGAAAGCGGCGGAGGAAGTAAAAAAATCACTCGAAGCGCAAGCCAAAGCGGACATCGAACAACCAACATCGGACATCGAACAATCAACATCGAACATCGAACCATCAACCGAACATAATCAAGGAGAATAACCCATGGCAGTTTATTTAGAAGAGCTACAAGTCGTCGGCGCGAAAGTCGAAGCGACGCAGAACACGGCGGCAACATTATCGGCGACGGATTATTTCCTTGCCGAAGCGACCGACCCGGAAGTCATCCCGGAAATGTTGCCGAGAAATTATCAACGCCAATCGCTGGACGAGATAGCGAAAGTCCTCGGTCATTGCTGGGTGAAGCTTAAAATCAAAACGGAACTTAAAGGAAGCGGCACGGCTGGCAGCGCATACGCGCCGTTAAGTGCATTATTGCAAAGCTGCGGCATGACCGAGACAGTAGTGGCATCGGGCGGAATAAAATCCACAGCCGTCACTGCAGGCGGAAGCGGATACACGAGTTCGCCGACGGTTATATTTACGCCTGTGAGCGGCGGTTCAGGCGCAGCGGCTATCGCGTTAATATCAGGCGGCGCGGTCGTTGCAATTATTATAACGAATCCCGGAAGCGGCTACGCATCTGGCGCAGGCGCGACGATCAGCTTTTCGGGCGGCGGCGGTTCAGGCGCAACGGCAACGGCAACCAGCGGGGCGGCAATACTCTATGTACCCACATCGAATCCCGGTTCCAACATGTTCACGCCGGGAAAATCTGTAACACTCGAAAGTTACAAAGGCGCCACGACCAACGCGATTAAACATCAAATCAAAGGCGCGGTCGCCGAATCTTTCAAAATATCGAATGGCGCTGCAAAAATTACGATGGCAGAATTCGACATGATAGGATTGTATACTGCCATATCGAATGCCAACACCCCCTCGACAACGTACAACACCACCTTGCCGGCAGTCTGGGCGAGCGGCACGTTTGCAGGCATGGGCTTCAATCATATCATCAGCAAATTCGAGTACGACATGGGCATCAAGACGACGCACCGCACCGACCCCGGCTCGGCGTATGGCGTCAAAGGATTTTTGAAAACCGGTCATGACCCGAAAGGCAGTTTCGACCCCGAAGTGGATTTAATCGCGTCGCACGATGCCATTGCGACACTGCTCGCCAATACGGTCAGTCCGATGGGCATAATCTGTGGCGCGTCGGCTGGAAACACGATACAAATCGGATTCCCAGCAGCGCAATATGTCGGTCATAAATATGGTAATCGCAACGGTATAATAACGCACGAGCTCGGCTTGCAATTTAATCAGAGCGCCGGCGACGACCATATTTCAATCTTATTCACATAACCATAAATAATTTGTCATTCTGAGCGGAGCGAAGAATCTCCTTCGCTCAGAATGGCGCAAAAAAAAGGAGCGAAGCAACAATGGCAAAACCATTCAATGTAAATCAGGTAATAAATTATACGCTTGCCGAAGAAAAAGAAAATCCAGAAGGGAGCGTATTTCATCTTGGCGCGCTCGACGCACAACTCGAGGCATATATTTATGATAAAAATAAAAACGAATCCAACTGGATGCTCTCGTATGAGCTCGTGCGATTCGGGCTGAAGGGTTGGGATAAATTCGAGGCGCCGTTCGTTACGGAAGAAGTGCATGTGCCGGGCATTGGCAAACGGACGGCAGTAAAACTCGAAAGCATGAACAGCATCAAGCCATATATTGCCGAGCTTGCGCTGAACATCATCATACAGAGCCGTCTCTCGGGAACCGACCAAAAAAACTGATTCGCGCTCTCGAAGCGTACTTCGACCCGAAGACGCTCGAGGGCGGACGAATATTCAGGGACAAACTGACGGGTGCAATAGTTGACGATGACTATCGAAACCATGCGCGGGAATGTTTGGAAAAGTACCGGGGCGCAATCGAATATCTCGAAGACTGGAACAGTGGATTGTTTGCGCTGACAAAAAAAGAGTACGAACTGCTTCCGCAATCGGTCAAAACGATGCTGAGAATATTCCAAAAATATAAACAGCTTTCTTCATGAAAATCCACAAGATAAAAAACATCTCCCCTTTCTTTCAAAGGGGAGAAATGAAGAGGGGTTCATTTTGAGAGCGCTGACGATAAAATGGAAAATAGAAGGCGACCTCGTGAAGCAATTAGAAGCGGAGAAGGAAAAAATTCTCACGGCGCTCCCCAACGCATTGAACAGACTGCGCGAAGAAGGCATCCCCGAAGCAGCGAGACGCATTACTGGTCGGTATAATATAAATAAAGCAGTAGTTCTTTCAGCATTCACGGTATCGTCCAAAGTAACGATGCACAGATTGTTCGTCACGTTCCTTGCGCGTGGAAGACGCTTCAATCTGCTCGATTTTCATCCCATACAAACGGCGACAGGCATAGTGGTGGAATTCATTCGCGGGGAAAGAGAATTTTATCCGCACGCATTTTTACAAACGATGCCAGAGGGCGCCGTGGGACAATTTAACGAGCATAAAGGAGTATTTTTCCGACGCAAGCTCGGTCCGCGGGGGAAAATACGTCCGCGAGGAAAAGGGCAAATATATCAGCGTCTGCCAATCAAAGCGATCACAAAAAATTCAGTCCCGCAAATGTTTCTTGCCGGCGACATTAGCTACCCATTCCGCGAGTGGACGCGAAATCGTTTGAACGAATTAGTAAAAGAAGAATTGAATAGTAAATGAAGACAATCATGTTATCATTGTCCGAAATTGTTTCATTTTTTCAGTCGCACAATGGATAAATAAATCAATGAGGAAATAATTACAATGGCTGACGAAATCAAACAAAGTAAATATACCATCACGGCAGAGGAACAGCTCTCGGTTGTCCTTGATGCGCTGAAAAAGAAAGCGCAGGATACCTTCTCGAAAATCTCCGCTGAGATGGAAAAGACGGGAACCGCCAGTCAGGGTTTGCTGAACGAATATCAGAAACTGCAGAGGCAGGCAAGCTCGGTCGATAACCAAATCAAATCGCAGGGAAAATCTCACGAAACATTAACTCAAATTATTCGGGAACAGCGGAGCGAGCATCGCCTGCTCACCTTTGCAATGACGGCGGCTGCGGGAGCTGCTGAAGGATTAGCGACGGATATCGCCGTCCTCACCGGCGCGACGGAGAACCACCAGAAGCAAATAAAAGAATATGTCGGCGGGCTGAGAAATGCAGTCGAGGCGGGAACGGGCATGGCCTTTGCGCTGAAGGCAATGGGCGGCTCGTTCGCGGCGTTTGCAGGACCGGTAGGAATTGCATTTGCGGGCATAACGGCGCTTGCCGAAGCGATACAAGCGAACAGGAAAGCCATTCAGGAGCAAGTGGAATTTATAATAAGTAAGTGGAAACCCTCGCTTACGGGAATGGATTTTACAGATTTAAAATCTCAGCAAGAACAAGTCCAGCAAAAATTAGCCGCTGTCAATGAGCAAATGCTGATATTTACCAGAAACACGGCAGGCGGCTCGAAAGGGCTGATGGATTTTGCGGGAGGATTTAATTCTTCCTATGCCGCATTGGAAGCTCAGCAGGAGGCAATGAAAAAAGAAAACGATTTGCTAACTCAAAACCTCGATGAGATTTCAAAAACTGCGGCGGGAACGGTTCAATATACGGAACGGTTGCGGGCATTGGGAGCGATAACGGACGCCGGCGCAATAGAGAATTTAGAATATGCTAAGACGCTGGCGGAGCTGCATGGACAATCGCTGTTAGTATTGGAAATTGAAAAGAAGATTGAGGACATTCGCAATAAAGAAATCGACACTGCAAATAGTGGAATAGAAGTCATAGGAGCCCAAAATATAGCACGTTCATCCTCGCTGACAACGCTTGCCGAGTTACATAAACATGAATCCGACCTCAAGCTCGTCATGGATGCCGTCAACATTACGACGAAGGAAGGTCAGGCATATTTTAAGAAGCTGAATGACGAACTCGAGGCGACAAAAGCAAAAATAGAACACGTCGAGCTTGCGGCAAGAGGATTATCCGAAACTCATTTCGATTTAAAATTAAAAATCCAGCTTGATGAAGCGACGGCAGACCCGAAATCATTTGGGAAGGAGATACGGAAGAAAATCGAGGAATCATTTTCATTAGGCGGCGCAATCAAAAGCCCGCTCTTCGGTGTGCCGGCAGTAACGTCGGAGGATAATGCCCGCATCAATGACCAGGTAGAACTTGCCAGGCAATTGCGGCAAAAAGAAAGAGCGCTCTTCAAAGATGAAAAAGATTATGAGCTGGATATCATCGAAGAATGGGAGAGAACCGCCATCGACATGGCGCACGGCAATGAAGATGAAATTACGCGCATCAAGAGAGTTGCCGCAGGCGAGCGGGAGAAAATAGAAGTCGAAAGTTTACAGGATTTTCAGCGTCAATTCGACCAGTGGGCAAACATAGCGCAGCAGGCGGCGGGAGTAGTCTCACAGGCGGTTTCAAATTCCTACGGCGCAGAAATAGACGCGCTTCAAAGCAGGGAAAATGCCGCGCTCGCCGCCATCGAGCAGCGGAAGAAAAAAGAAATAGACGCCATCGAGCAAGCGAAGAAAAAAGAAATAGACGCAATCAATGCGCGACTGGCGAGCGACAAGCTGACGACGGCACAGCGCAACGCATTGACGGCAAAGCGAAGCGAGCTCGAACAAAGTTACAGCGCACAGGAAGCCACAGTCAGCAAGAAGTATGACGAAGAAAAAGCGGCGAGGCAGGCAGAATATGAACTGCAAATGAAGCAGGCGAAAATGCAGGAATTTTTTGTCAACCAAGATGTGCAATTAGTGAATGCAATAATAAATACGGCTGCCGCAGCAATAGCTGGTTTGAGAGACGGCGGTCCATGGTTGATGGCTGCATATCTTGCATTAGGCGCGGCAGAAACGGCAGTCATAGCTGGACAATCGCCGCCGAGCTTTCACGAAGGTGGCGTTGTGCCGGGCGGGATGGATGAGGAAATAGTAGCGCTCTTAAAAGGCGGAGAGACAGTGCGCACGGTGCGACAGGAGCAAACGCTGAGAGAGACGATACGAGAAAAGAGCGGCGTAGTATATGAAGGCGACCATTCCGTGCGAACCCTGACGATACCGATTTATGTTTCCGAAGCGGTAACAAATCCCGAAGCGATAGCGAAAGTCGTAAAAGACGGCGTACAAAAAGGAATGCGGGAGCTTGGCGTAAAAAGCGTGGATGAATTTTTTATTAACAACCGGGCGAAAGTAACTCTGTGAAGTTCACGCCGTCATCGAAATTCATAGCGTTGGCAAACGGCAGCGCCAAGGAAATGAAGCTCCGAGCGTATGTGCGGAAAGTAACTGACCTCTCCATCGGGCTGAATGACGGCTCGGCGCCGTGGACGGAAGTGACGGACTGGATAGAGCCGCCGCAGGATATTAAGTCACGCATCGAATATGAGACGGGACAATTCGCTGCTGACAAAATAAAAATCAAGGCGCATGATATTTCGTACTGGAAAGATAATTGGTTCGATGCAACCGATGTGCAGTATTTGGAAATGAAAGTAGAAGCGCAAATCACAGGTGCAAGCGATATCGTCCCCATGTTTGCCGGGTTCATAGACAAAGCAGAAGTGAGCTACAAAGAAATTGCGGACAGCATCGAGTGCACGGCATACACAGCGGAAGACCTCGGAACGCGGCTGCCTGCTGAGCTGGTAAGCGCACAGCCGATTCAATCCAATGCCGACGGCGCGAATGATGGATTAATATTGCCGACGATGACGGGAATATACGTCATGGATGCGAACATTGCAAGCTATGTATTGCAACCGGGAACTCACACACTGACCTACACATCGAGCGGGACGAAAATTAGATTAGATGACGGAAGCGACACACCCATTTCTGTCAGCAATACATACCCGCTTGTTAATGGAGATGGAACGCAGAAGGTAAAAATATATGTCCAAACGCTTCCCGCTTCAGATGCTGCCGATGATATTGTCGTTGTGAATGCAGGAGATACGTTGCCAAAACGTTGGTATAAAGATGTGAACGTGCAGCTCATGCTGACGAAGCTTTATCAGCAACTCGGATTGAGAAGCGTGCAGTTTGATACGCTTGAAGCAAACACGTATGACGGCGAAAAACGATTAATGTACATAGATGTGCCGCCCGAGAATACATCATACATTGTCGGTGCGACAAAAGTAATCGAAACTGACGGCGCTGACCTTTTCATTGCAATCGATAATCATGTGTATAAGCGCGACCGCTTACTGGGAACATATACGCTTTTGTGCGATGCACTCAGCATCGTAGATAAGATGGTATATAATGCGCGGAATAATCATCTCTGGCTGTACATTCGTTTTAACGGAATTCAGCGCTATGATTTGACAAGCGGCTCATTAAGTTCCATTATTTACGCAGGAACTGATTGGCATTCATTCGAAGTGTTCGATTACAATTACACGGGCACGAGCTGGTACTATGGCGTGCTCGTCGCAGAGATAGATGACGACACAAAGCGCGGCTCATTCCGGGAAGTGAACGGAAGCTCGCTGAACATCACCTCGATAGTGACGGGTGCGACGCTCGGATATAATTCTGGCAAAGGCATTAAAGATTATTTCATGTATCAGATGGGTTCTGGAAAAGTGCGATTCCGCGTGTTGAACAATTCGAACCTCCATGCGTACAGGGAATACCAACTGAACAGTTCCGCAACGTGGATAGATAACGGCGAGAAGCTGGGCGCAGGAATTCCGGATTACCGACAAGCCGCATATCATACATCAGAAGGACGAATTTATTTTCAAGACCCGGTGTATCACAAAATTCAAACGCACACCGATAGTTCAATCGCTATAACAGACGTGCTTGACGGCGGAGTTGTTGCGCTTGATTCAATTTGGTATTGTGCGCCGGAAAATAAAATTTATTTTTGCTTAGAAGATTCAGGACCGCAAGTCTATACGGCGGCGAGCAACACAGCAACATTATTCTTTACAAATCTGCAAGTCTTTGAAAATGGCTTCGTTTATGGCAATAGCCGATTGTACCTGATAGACTGGATACCGGTCAATGGCGCACAACTGAAACAATACTCTTCAAAAATAGTCTTTAGCATTCCGTTGGCGATGTTCACCGATAAAGCGGTGACGTCGGAGCTGAGGAATATCCTGAAAGATTTCGGTTTGATTGGAAAAATTTCAGCGACGAAAAAAGCATATGTCTATCGGCGCGGGGACGATAGCGGGGTGCCGCAGACGACGGGGAACACATTGAGCGTAACGGTGGACGAAGCATCGTCGCTGGAGGAAACAGAAAAGAGCCGTCCGAAGTTCGACATCGTGGAACTCTCGAATGGCATAGACACGGTAACATATAATGGAACTGCGTTTAACGTGGCTGTACTTTCGGACAAGCGGAAGCTGACGCGGTCGAGCGAATACCTTCCGTCGGCGATATTAAAAGACCTTGCATATTATATGTTCCAATTTTTCAACGTGGATAGAGACTTATATCCGATTGAGTTAGGCAACGTAACGCGCTTCGAGTTTGAGCCATTCGACAACTGCTCTGTAACATTCACGACGACGAAAATCCAAAAGACGGCAAGCGGTCCCATCTATGCGGCAACCTATGGAGTGAAGGGAACACTCAGCATCGAGGTACTATTATGAACCGAATAACGAACATCGAACATCGAACATCGAATAACGAACATCGAACATGGCAAACCCTAAATTCCTTGCAATAGACCTGAATGCAGCATATGCGAGCATCACAGCGAGCGCTGGCTCGGCGGCTGGATATCCGACCGATAATTTATATGATTATGTAGAAAAGCATCAATGGAAAGCGGCAGCGGCAACGACGGGGCAGACGCTGGCAATCGATATGGGAGCGGCAACGACGATTGACACGCTGATTTTAGGAAATCACAATTTCAACGGCATCATGGCGAGCGGAAACTTACAATACCAGCACGCGAGCGACAGCGGATTTACGAGCGCGCTGGGAACGTTCAATATCGACCCGACGACCGACCCGTGGGAATTAGAACCGAGTCCCGTTTCGCGCCGATACCGAAGGTTGTATTTTAACGGCGCGCTGAACTGGGCGCCGCAATTGGGGAACATTTTTTTAGCGAGCAGGTTCGTGATGGATTACCCTGCGGAGTTTCCGATACGGGAGAAGAACCCGAAATTCGAGACGACGGAGAAGACCTCGCTCTCCGGCATCATACGGACGGCGCAAATGTACGGCGGAAGAAAGACGTGGGAGCTCGATTTCATGAACTTGCCCGATGCGACGAAGGCGAACTTCCTGACGTGGCTCGGAACGGCGAGAGGAAAGTTCCGTCCGTTTTATTACATCGATTACAGCGCGGCTATTTTCTACGTTCATCTCGATGCGGATTATTTGCCCGTAGAGTACGATAGAATTAATATTAATAATATCAAAAAATTTGTAATGAAAGAACAGGCGGCGGGATAAGATGGCACAGAGACTTGACCCAGATAGCGATATAGACATTGGTAATTTCTTTCCGACTCCATTGTGGGAAAATATTGACGATGGCGCAACGCCGAATGATAACGATTATATCTCAAATAGTGACCCAAATCCGACACAGTTTGAAGTCGGATTAACCAATCCTTCAAGTGCGCCGGGAAGCGGAGATACCACGGTAACGGTAAGAACACAGTGTAGTGATATCGGCAGCGGATATGAATTTACTCTTGACTTGTATGAAGGAGCAACGCTTCGCGGAACGAGCACACAGGCATTCGATTCAACGACATTTAAAAATTATACGCTTGTGGTTGCATCGGGAATCTCGAATTTCAATAATCTCTCGGTAAGATATTCACTAAGCGTTGTTGTTGATGCCAGAGTCGATGTTTCGTGGATTAAAGTGGACGTGCCAAATGCAAGCGGCGGGACCGCCTACACAATGAATGCAGAGTCAGGAAGCTATACATTAACGGGGCAAGCGGCATCGTTATTAGCTCAGCGGTTAATGAAAGCGAATGTTGGCACGTACATGGTGATAGGACAGGCGGCGGCATTGTTAGCTGGAAGAAAGCTCAACGCAAGCGCAGGGAGTTACACGCAAACGGGCGCGGCGGCAAAACTGCTGGCTCAGCGGCTGATGAAGGCGACAGGCGGGGCATACACGCAAAGCGGCGCTGCGGCGTCCTTGCTGGCGCAGAGGTTAATGAACGCCGAGCCGGGCGTGTACATCATTAAAGGTAAATTCGACCCTGTGAATGTGATGGAATTTTTAGTCAAGATACAGAAAGAAAAAAAAGTGAATATCCAAATCAAGCGCGAAGAAAATGCGACAGTATTCATAGTGCGCGAATTAAAATAACCTTCAATATCGAACATCAAACATCGAACATCAAACATCGAACATCAAATATCGAACATCGAACATCAAACATCAAACATCGAACCTCGAACATCGAATAACAAAGGAACACAAGAATGACAGTAAACATGCGCGTAAAAGACGTCGGGACAAAAATGACCGTAACAATTCTCGACGAGAACAATGCGGCGGTGGACATCAGCACGGTCACGACAAAAGAAATCTGGCTGCGGAAGCCGAACGGAGAAGTAATAACGAAGACGGCAAGCTTCGACACGGACGGCACAGACGGCAAATTGAAATATATCACCATCGAGGGTGACGTGGAAATTGCAGGAACGTGGAAACTGCAAGGGTACATAGAAGGAAGCACTGTCAAGTGGCACAGCACGATAGAGGAATTTGACGTGGATGGGAACTTAAAATGAAAAAACGAATACTATTTATCTGCTCATTATTTATTGTCAGTTATTCAATAAGTTCAGCGCAGGACATAGAGACGCTGCGGATGTGGAAGAAATTCAGCTCAGGGCCGGGGTTGTTGTATGATTATAAGACAGGAAAATTTCGGCTCGATACGAATTGGCTTGCAACTCCCGACCATCCGGGCTTGCTGAAGAAGCTGAACGGCAACAGTTCACAATTTATGAATGGGAGCGGAAATTGGGCAACGCCAGCGGGCGGCGGTGGCTCGACCGATACCACAAGTTTATCGAATCGGATTGATGCGAAGCTTGCCAAAACAGACACCGCAAGCTTATCGAGTCGCATTAATGCGAAGCTCGCCTCGGCGGATACAGCAAGTCTCTCAAATAGGATTAATGCGAAGATGAGTCCATCGGACACGGCGAGTCTATCGAACCGCATTAATGCGAAACTCGCCTCGGCTGACACTGCAAGCCTCTCGAGCCGCATCAACACGAAGCTCGCCTCGACGGACACTGCAAGCTTATCGAGCCGAATAAATACAAAACTCGCCTCGGCTGACACTGCAAGCCTCTCGAGCCGCATCAACACGAAGCTCGCCTCGACGGATACTGCAAGTCTCTCGAGCCGCATTGATTTAAAAGCACCTCTTGCCTCGCCGGCGTTCACAGGCACGCCCACTGCGCCGACGGCGGCATTCAACACCAATACCACGCAAGTAGCGACGACTGCGTATGCGTATGCAGCAGACCCAAAATATGCGAGAGTGACCGGCTCGAACGTAACCACAACAGGGCAAACGTTAGTGGATATAGCTGGGCTGAGTTTTGCAGCGGCGGCGAATACAGTCTATGAGATTGAAGCCAACCTGACAGTCAGCACGTCGGCAGTAACGACGGGAACGAAATACGGCATAAATTACAGCGCGGCAGGAGCGACAGTCGAAGCGACGATACAAGGTTCTAAGACAACGACCACCGACGCATCGGACAGAATCAATGCGCTGAACACGGCGTCGGGCAATGCGTACCTGACGACCTCGGCGCAGAGCGGCGCGATATTAATCAAGGGAATACTGACGACGGGAGCGAATGCGGGGAACATCACGATACAGCATTTAAAAGTAACGAGCGGCACGAGCACGGTATTTATTAACAGTTATCTTAAAGTAACCAAAATACAATAGGGAAGACACAATGGAGCCAGAAATAATCAAGCAACTCGTGACATTTGGAGGAGCGGGAGTAGATTTGTATTTACTCATCCAATTTTTAAAGATACTCGGGTATCCGAAAGCATCGACAAACGGCAAGGCGCCGAATGGACTTTCGACTGAAGTATTCAAAGAAGGATTAGGCGTATTGAAGTCCATGCACGAGCAGATGCAATTATTGACGCAGAATTCGAAGTTGCAAATAAAGCTCGGAGAAGATGCGCTCGAACAGAACAAAGAAAATGGCAAAACGCTTCAAGACATTACATTATTATTGAACACGACGATGGAGCGACAGCAAGGGATGCAAAAAACGATAGAGGGATTAAAGGGATGAAAATTCCGAGAACGCCGAAAGAGATATTTGAATCGGAAGCATTCACATTCTGGCGTGCATTAATTATTCTGATGATTCAGAACCCGTGGAAATCATTCATTTGCATTATGTTCGAGATATGGATGCTGGGCTTATCGATGCACCATTTAAGGGAAGCCATAGCGGTAGCAAAAGATTTTAAAGAATTATTTCATTTACTCACATTCACAAACTAAAGGTAAAGTCATGGACATAAAAGAAAAATTCATGTACGCGCTCGGAGCATTCGTCATATTATCGGCGCTCATCACGGTAATATTGCCGATGTTCGTTGAAGTCCCGGAGAAGAATAATTCGCTGATCATGCTAGCGGTAGGTCAATGGCTGACCTTTGTAGGCATCGTCGTCGGGTATTTCTATGGCAGCTCGAAATCAAGTGCAGATAAAACGGCGCTTCTTGCAAAGAATGGCGGGTCGGAGAAGCCGCCCGAAAGTTGAAAAGTAGGTCTATAGATACGCTGAGGAATCCGGTGCCTGCAGGGACCTACTCCAAAGAAAAGCTGCGGGGAAGAATACAGTCGGGGCAGCGGCTGACAGATTCCACTGCCTGTTTTTTATTCACAATTCCACCAAGGATTAAAAGATGAATAAAATGCTGAGAAATATCGCCATCATTTTCGTCATAGCGCTTGCGCTCGTCGTTGTAGCAAAATGGCGTGGCTGCTCGAAGCCATTGGAGTCGACATCGGGAACGATAACAATGCCGAACGATACGAATTACATTCCCGTGAAGCACGAAGAAGCCCAGCCCTCGTCGTTGCCGTGGGCGAAAAACAAACTCGGCGTAAAGCTGCCCGAAGGCGTGAAAGAAAAGGATGTAAAGAAAATCACGAATATCGAATATCGAACATCGAACGGCGATTCGGGACAGACGAAGGAAGTAAGTATTATCGAAACGAAAAGCGGGGAGATTTTTGTAAGAAAAGATTCGTCGATACAATCGGTGACGGAGATAATAATCAAGCCGCCGCTGGTGGAATTCAGTCTGACATTCGGAGTCGGTTTGTCGCTGACCAAGCGCGGTGAATTTTTCCGACCGATGCCATGCGGAACATTCACGCCCGTATGCTGGTCAGGTTGGCTGAAGGCGCCGTTGCTTGCTGTGGATTTCGAAGGCATAGGACTGGGCGCTGCGGTGAAGCTGTATCACGACATCGACATTGGCGCTGCGAAGATTTATAATTTTGGAGAGAGTTCACAATTGAAATTGATAGTAACGTATAATTTTTAATTAACTATTTCATAAACATAATCCGAAAGGTAATATTATGAGTTGGTCAATTGCTTTTATTGGTAAACCTCAAAAAGTAGCAGAAGCATTAGAAGCGGAATCTGCAAAAATGAGCGATCAATCAAAAATAGAATATGATACAGCTTTACCACATCTTGTGGGATTGGTTAAGAATAATTTTGTCGATGAGGCAAAATATGGAAGTAAAGAACCTATGTTGAAAATTAATGCCAGTGGTCATGGGAACGTTCAAAATGGTGAACAAATACAAAGGCAAGTTTCCGTTTCAATTGAAAATATATACAATGTTTTAGTATAATTTTTAGAGAGCCGGCGTTCTCTCCGTAGGGGGAGAGTGCGGGGTTCCGCTTCCTCCTCGCAGCCGGCTTATAATAAAGAGCCCGCCGAACCGACCCACCGAACCTTCCGAGATGGCGCTGCCGAGCGTGTTGTAGGAAGGTTTTTTTATTAAAAATTCCGAGACAAAAAACATGGAAACCAAATTGATTTTGAAAACCATAACTCCTTTTGTATATTAGACATAACAAGAAATGACTTGGTAACCATATTGAATCGTATTACCTTACATCGGGTGTAAGTAACCTAACAAGGTGTCTTGATGGGGGAAAAAGTCATCTCCCACCAAGCACCATGTAATTCGCCATCTTGAACACCCCAAACCCTTCTTAATGATGTTACTTTTAATCCTGCATACATTGCAATCGCTACGGCTTTATATCCTTCTGGTTGTTCACCATGAAATTTGATAAATGGAACTTCTGAACAATGTCCATTCCCACTTTGACAGGATTCAAAGCATTCAATTCCTTCATCCATCAAAGCGATTACCGCTCTTTCTATTCCCTTATCAAGAGGAGACGAAAAATTATATTTCTTTTTGGCTCTCTTATTCATCACTTCTTTTTGCTCCAACGTTTTTGTGCGGCTTTCTTAGCTATCTCTGAGCGTCGTTTTGATATAAGTGCTTTGGCACGTGCCTTGCCCCCTACCAGTCCCCCCATCCTTCCTAAAGCAACCGCATGAGGATTTTTGTTGTCGGTAGGTATTTCATCTTGCTTTTCGCCTGTTGCTAAGTCAAGCACAGTCTTTGCAAGCTGATTTGGGTCTCTTGGTCGCTTCGGTCTTTTCATGCTACCAATATAAGGAATCTTCCTTAATCGGTCAAGCATTCCTACAAAGATTAAATTTCAAACTGAGACACTACCTGCCTGCGGCAGGCATGGCGTGCGCAATTGATGGGCATTCTGTGGGCATTCTGAGAAGGATAACAATCAAAAAGTGCTGAAGGAGGGAGTTGAACCCTCACCCGGGGTAAGCCGGACTGGATTTTGAGTCCGCCGAAAAGATGGCTCGCCTGCGAAATTTAAGCGTATTACATTTTTTAACATACGTTTGCATACGTTTCCGTTCGCCTCCAATTACCATTGGGCATTTTTTGGGCACTCAATTTTGGAAGATTTTTTCCTGCAATTTCGTGAGATAATTTTTCATCACATCAGGGAGAATGCCGGTATAGTAATCCCGTGTGACGCTGCGATTGACGTGTCCAATGAGCTTCTCGATGAAGTTGATTGGCATCCCGATATCCTGCGAGTAGGTGATGAACGAAGCGCGCAGGTTGTGGAGCTTCACATCCATAATACCGGCTTTGCGCGCAATGAGTTTGAACGTTTCAGTAACTCGTGGCGGCTGGAAATCAAACGGCTTGGAAAATTCGCTACGAGTTTTGAGAATGTGCTGAGCGAGCGGCGAGAGGAACATAATGCGTGGTCGTTTGCCTTTCGTGCGTTTGATGAGAATGACATTGCGCTCGAAATCCACATCCTGCCATTCGAGGTTGATGGCTTCTGTGCGGCGGATGCCGGTAAGGAGATAGAACTGGAAGAGCGGCTCATAGGCGGGGCGCATGGTGCGCGTCATAGCGAGGATGAGGTTAATTTCATCGAGGGAGAGTGCGCGGACTTCTGGCAGCTCTGCGCGGATTTTCTTGACTTTCCTGAAGGGATTTTCTGCAATGTATTCCCACGAGAGCGCAGTATTGAAGACAGAACGGAGCGAGGCGAGATAGCTGTTGACCGTGTGGGGCGAAATTTTCCTTGCAATGACGGAAATAAAATCATCGGCGATACGGAAGGAAATGTCGTCGAGATATTTAACGTTAGAAATGACGGCGAGGTTCTGGAGAGCGAAGCGCTCTTTGATGAGCGTGCCTTTGGCTTTGCGCGGCTCGGCATAGAGGAGATACTCTGGAATAAACTCTTGGAGCGTAACGCGGCGGGCGACATGCGGTCCTTCGAGTTCGCGCAGAAGATACTTAGCTTTGGCAGAGGCGAGCTTACGGTCTTTAGTTTTAAGAGATATGCGCTGCCGTTTGCCGTCGATGCGGAGGTCGAGAAAATAGAAACCTTTGCGGGTGCGGCGGAGGGAGGGCATAGTTCAGTCGACGACTCGACTCGTTGAGAGGTCAGTATGACAGTAGACAGTAGACAGTAATCAGAAATTATTTTGAAAGAGTCAAAGCCCAAATTATCGAAGCAGTCATATCAATTGCGATGATAAAAACAGCAAATTCAATGCCCGATTGAATCTTTGTCATTTGTTCCTGACTTTTTGCAGAGAGGGAAGCTGCATCGAAGAGGAGATATTGACTTGTAAGGTCATTACCGTTCATATCTTTGATAGAGATGACTTTATTTTTAGCAAAGCGGGTTCCGTCAATTCCCGTTAGGAGGTTATAAGATTTAGTATTAGCATTGAATTGATAGGATGTTTGAGTATACATAACTTGCCCATATAAATTATTTTCGTCGGCATCTGAGAGAAGTACACCGACGGTATCTTTTCCAGAGCCGCTGGAAGATTGTAAGACAAGAGTAACTTGTTTTTTTTCGGAATCTTTAAGCGAATAGATGGAAGGCATACAGCCGATGAGAAAAAGAAAAATGAGAGCAACATATTTCATGATGATTTTCCCTTTCGTTTGATTTGATATTTTACGGCGCGTTCACGGAGAAGTAGCGCAATATCCTGAGCGATATTCTCAGGCGCAAAAAATGCCTGCGCTTCTTCTACTGAATTAATGCCGAGTGATTTCAAATAAGATAACACTTCTTTTTCATCTTTTCCAATAAAGAATATTGGATTTTCGCCCTTACCTGTCATCAGCCAATCGATATCACATCCCAATTCTTTCAACTTCATCAGTAAGTCATATCCAGGTCGGGATCGTGCTTTAAGATAACTGCTTAATGCCTGCGGGCGAATGCCTAATGCACGGGCAAATGCGGCCATAGAGGGATATTTTTTTTCTCCAAATTCCCTTAATCTACGTGCAATTTCAGCATTTTTAGGGTTCATCTGAAAATTCCTCATTTTTTACTTGACAATCATCTGAAAATGTTTTATATTACTCACAAATAATAATACTATAAAAATATAAATAAGCTGATTCAATGGCAAGTGAACATGTGATAGGTATCAAGCGGGTAAAAGCGCGGCACATTTCGGAGCTGCGGGAAAAAATGCATCCTTGCGTGATAACACGAACGCTCGCATTGACGCTGGAGAGCGAGGCGCTGAAACGAAAATTACTGGGGAAGAAAGCAAATTTCCAGGACGTTCTCGATGAATACATCCGCAAAGGATTGAAGGCGGACGGCATCACGGTGATTGGCGATAATGGAAAATAATTTCGAGCAAAAGAAGCTCATCATCTCGGAGAGTGCGCTGAAGGAGTTTTGGGATAATTTTTTATTAGAGCTCCCGATTGGATTCTTCCCGCGAACCCCTCGCGAACTTCCATTTAAAAAGAAAAGAGAGATGATTTGCAAGAAGGTGATACGCTCATCGCATGTAGTAGGGCGGGTGATGGAATCGCCGAACATATTGATACTTGAAGCGCCGCAGCTTGGCATACGGACGTATCTGGACGAAGCGCATGGGACGGCAGACGTGGTGACGCAATTTGTAAAAATTCTGCCTGCGCCCAAAGAAAGGGCTTTTTTAGTTAAAGTATGAATCACTTACAATTTGACAAGAAATAATTTATGACCGGCTCAGAGATAGAAAAACAACTTGCAAAAGAATTGGGATTTTGTATTGAGATTGATATAGCGGGAGATAAAGCCGATGAAACTTCCTACCCCGAAATCAATTACGCAAATGGTACATTTAAGCCAGCCACAGAAGAAGAATGCCAACTCTGGCAAGCACTTGTTGAACGAGATAAGAAGTTTGAAGAATACATCGAGAAAACAAGAACAATCGCAAAGCCGATGGCAGAATACGTGAAGGAGTTAGAGCAACAACTCCTCGATGCGAAAGCAAAGTTTGAAAGAGCTAAAGAAAGTCGGAGAGGCGATTGAGAAAAAATAATCAGATTAAGATTATGAATTTTAATTCGCTTGAAGAGGCGAGAAAGTTTTGCGGATTTCCAAAGCTGTTGATTTGGCGGGATAAATTATTTTTAACAACAACAAAAATGCTGGATAGTCCTACCCGTAAGGATGGAATGATAAGGACGCAGAAGGAGCGAACATTGCCACGCCCCGATACGAGGTCTCACGATGGAGACAAACAATGAAGCGCTCGAATCTTCTGCGGTCTGAAAACCTGGCGATCTCCAGCATTGTAATTTTATTCACATAAACCCCTCTGTATCTCCCCTTTGAATAAAGAGGAGATGAGAGAAAGAAAAGGAGCGAGAAGTATGGCACGACCAAAACAGATGCAGATGTTCCCGGAGGAGAAGGACCCGCAGATTGTAAAAATTGCGGATAGAGTTATCGAGCTGATGAAGGAAAGCAAATCGATGAAGGAGAAATTTGAAGTGCAGCAGAATAATCTCATCGGTTTGATGACGAAGATGGGGAAAGCAAAGATACGTCACGGTGGGGTGATTATCGAGGTGAAGACGATGGACAAGAAAGAGAAGCTGAAGATAAAGGAGGAGAAGGTCAACGATTTGACTCGTCGAGCGGAAGGGAGAGAAAAGAAGCGATGAAGAACATCGATATGCTCGATAGGCGGCTGGCGCTGAGGGCGATAGATGGATGCCCGTGCAGATATATTGGCTCGATGTTGCGCGATGATTGTGGCGTAAAGCGGCTGCAAATTTTATGGATGAACAAAGCGCAGATGCGGGCGGTCTTTGAAACGATTATAATGAATTAAATTGACAGCATATGAAGCGTGAAAAAGAAATAATGAATAACGAACAAGAAATATCGAACGTTAGGAAATGCTGTTGCATATGCGGGTGCGAGAAGAAATTTGCGCCATACATTTCGGGCATGATACTGAAGCGGGCGGTGATGGATATTTGTCCGGATTGTTACGAGAAGCGGAAGCATAAAGAGAAGTCAGTCGACCAGAAATGATGACAGAAAAAACAAATATCGAATATCGAACGGAGAATATTGAATCTCGAAGCGGGGTTATGATAGACCCCGACGCCTCGCTGACGACGGAGGAGGCGGCGAAGTTTTTGAAAGTTGATACGCAAGAAGTCTTGCGCTACGTGAAGCTGGGGTTGCCGCATTATGAAGGAATGGGAAAGGGGTTTCGGTTTGTGCGTAAGGATTTGATTGAGTGGAGGGAAAAATATAGAAACAAAATGGAATTCGGACGTCGGCATGGGAGAGCGGCATGAGTTACCCACACAATATAGAACGGAGGATGCGGCGAGATGTTAATTTGTTCATCGTCATCATGGCGGCGATAGGATTATACATCATCGTGAGCAGTTTCTTGACAGGATTTTCGATACGAAGCTGGTACAGCGGGTATGAGCGGCACCGCCAGGAGGATTCGCTGAGAAGGGAAGGGGCGATGATGCGGGACCAGCAGGCGGATAATGACGAATTCAGGAAATGGAGAAGCAATAGGTCAGAGGTCAGAAATCAGACCCGCCACAGCGGGCAGAAGTCAGAGATTGGTAAGCAGATTATTCACAAGAAAAGGAAGAAGCGATGAATCAAACAAGGATGGAGATGTCGGCATACAATTTAGAGAGAAAACCGATACGGCAAAAGCGAATCGAGATTTCGATACAGGTGGTGATGTCAAATTTACTATACAGTGATGAAAATTTTTTCCATCGCTGTAAAACGGAATTACCAAAGGATTTAAAATACGTGAGACATTACATGAGTTTCAATAACATGCTGAATATTGTAGTAGAGTCGGAGTCATTTCCCGAAGTTGCGCCGAAGTTTCTTATTCTGAATTGGGCGCTGGAATATGAAAAGGCAATTGCGCCGATAAAAGCGAGCGAGGAAAGATTGGGCAAAGAAATCGGTGAGCTGAGAGCAGAGTTCAGACATCAGGCAACGACGTTTCAGCAATGGCTTGGAGATACGGCGGTCCGGCTGAATAATGCATTTGAACGGACGCAGCAGCGGACGTTTTACGGAGGGATAGAATGGGCGGCGAGAAATATATACAGCAGATTAAAAGGAGATACAAAATGAAAGAATGTTCGTGTGAAAGGTGCTCCAATGCGTGCTCTTGTCGTCCGGGGTGGTTTAAGCCGGGAGAGATTGAAACTGCCGCCAAGTTGTTGAAAATGAGTGTGCTGGATTTTTTCAGGCAGAAGTTGGCAGTTGACTGGTGGGAGGGTTACGGTGACGAAGGGACTGTGTTCGTGATTGCCCCAGCGATAAAAGGTAAAGCAACTGGAGAAGAATATCACGGCGATCCTCGCGGAGAGTGTATCTTCTATAAGGACGGGAAATGTGAAATACATGCGGCAAAACCATTTGAATGCGCAGCATATTTTCACAATGACAGCCATTATATCGCGTATGAGAGACATCGCCAAGTTGCAAATGCGTGGAAGAAAGAGCAAGAAAAAATTGAGCACTTATTGGGAAGACAGCCGGTTAAAAAGGAGTTCGTTGGCGGCGGCTTATTCAGCGGCCTGTTTGGTGGTTGGGATTAAAGGAAAAGAAAAATCTAATACTAAAGTAGTAACAACACCAAGACCAAATGTTTGTCCAGCACCACAGCCACGTACAAAATGATACAATGAAAGCCATTGAATATAACATGCCGAGCGTTTATTCTCGTTGGCGAATAGAAAAGAAGAAAATTTATTTTTAACAAATAATAAATAATGAAAAAGCAAAAAGAAATTTTATCCAAACAGAAAGCCAATGGAACTAAACGCTGTGTTAAGCGCAGGGGCTTTGCAGGTAGTAATTTTTGCCATCTTAAAAGTAAAAAAGAAGGCATTGGAATTACCATAGGTTGTATAACTCCAGAAGCAAGAGATTTATTACAGAACATAATGGATGAGTGGGAAAAACATTTGAAGGAATTGAAAAAGGTGCATGGCAAAAATTACGAACCAGAATATTACGGATTCGCATATTGGTTAGTAAGATGGTCAGGATTAGTACAACCATCTTAGCCCTTGCGCTTAACATCCGTAAGTACGCAATTTTGAACACAACAAAGGAATATCAAATGAGTGAAAAATTGAGCGAGAAAGATGTGGCATTTAAGTTTTTTTTATTAGGAGGCAATTACAAATTTGATGGCGATTTAGATACAACGAAGAAACTATTTGAAGAAGTTTGGAATATCGAGCGTCATGCTTGCGATGTTGTACGCAGTGTCTCAACTAAAATCCGATGCGGAGGGTGTGGAGAAGAATTTAATACCATAGATGAATTTAATAAGCATTATAAATAAAATGAAAGCGAGCGAGAATAAATATTTGAAAGTGGCGAGCGGTGTAGTGCTGAACGAATTAATTGAGGAAGTAATATGTTTGCTTGACCCGTGGTTCGAGCAGTTCCAGCGGACGGCAATCGTGACGAGCGGCGTGCGAACGGCAGAGAAGCAATTACAAATAATCAAAGAGAAGGCGCTGCGGCATAAACTTTTCGGGAAGGAATTTCTCGACCCGATAACATTGGATGACAGCGATTTGATTTGCGAGGTGTGGAGCAAGGTGCTGGAAGCCGGGGATATCGTGAACCCGCCGTATATGATGATGAATAAATATCCATATAAGCGAAACGGGGTGACGATGAACGCGGGAAGGAAAATCGGTCTATCGCCGCATCAGAAGGGAACAGCGTTCGATATCGGCGGCGGGGATTCATTGCAGGCGAGGATTATCGTCGTGGATGCGGCGCTTGCGGATAAGTCCATCGAGGGGTTGAAGGGTTACTTGCCGGAGCCAGTGAACAACGCTGTGCATGTTGATTGCGATGCGGCATATAAAAAATTTGATTCATCATTATAAAGGAATTTGCATGAAGACAGTGAAGGACGCGATACGAGAGCAAATTGAGAAGGACAAAACATTGTACAATCTCAAGCATCATTATCTGGTGATAAGCGTAGGGCAAGGACAGCTTGCTTCGGCGGTTACTGAATTTTTGGAGGATGGAGTTGTATTGCAAGACGGCAGAATACTTTTTTATTCGCAGATGATTTTCACGGCAATGTCGTCGGAGATGGGCAAGAAGCTGAAGGAGCAAGAGACTGGGATAATAATGGGACCGAGATTAATCAAGGCGGATTCATAATCACAGTATGAATCGGGCATTTTCATTGAAGAATACACCGAGTCGGCGGCTGGGCTTGCATCGGCATAAATATAATGCACGGAGGACGCTTTATAATAATGTATGGTACGATTCGAAGCGCGAGGCGGAAGTTGCGGCTGAACTTGACCTTTGCAAAAAAGCGAGCGAGCCGAAGGAGCGGGTAGTGAAAGTGGAACGGCAGGTGAAGTATCGCATGCTGCCATCGCCAAATACTATTATATACGTGATGGATTTTCGCGTGACATACGCGGACGGTCATAAGCGGTGGATCGAGGTGAAGGGTTTTCAGACGGCGGTGTCGAAGCTGAAGCACACAATGATGAGACATTTTCATCCAGATGTGAGGATTGAAATAATTAAATAATGAATAATGAGTAATGAACAATGAACAAAAACAACGAAGAGATTGGATACGGTTTATCGGATGGATGATTATACTGGGATTTTTGGCAATGTTTTGGTACACATTGCTGACGAGATTATGAGATGAATTATCCTATACCGATAAAAATATTTGAGCAGCACGCGGTCGCACTCGGGAAGACTGGCGCGGGAAAATCATGGGCGATGCGGACGATCATCGAGCAGTTGCTGGATGCTGACAAACGAGTCTGCATCATCGACCCGAAGGGGGATCATTTCGGGATAAAACTTTCGCCGAGCGGGAAGAGCGCCGGATATCCGGTGATGCTCTTCGGCGATTTCAAGAATCCGAAGGCATCCGACCTGGCGATCAATGAAAAATCGGGGAAAGAAATCGGCGAGCTGATAGCGATAGGAAATCGTCCGTGCGTTATCGGTTTTCGCGGCTGGATGCCGTCGCAGTATCATCGTTTTTGGATCGATTTCGCTTCGGTATTATTCAATAAAAATGAAACGCCGCTGTATTTAGGCATCGATGAAGTGCATAATTTTGCGCCGAAGGGAAAAATCATGTCGCCGGAAGTCGGGTTGTGTTTGCACTGGACGAATCGGCTGGGAAGCGAAGGGCGTGGCATGGGCATTCGTATCATCATGGCATCGCAGAGGCCGCAGAAGGTGCACAACGATTTACTGACGTGCGCCGAGACATTGATAGCGATGCGGGTAACGCATCCGAGCGACAGGGAAGCATTCCACGAATGGCTGAAGGAATACGCCGACGACAATGAGCGCGGAAAGATGGTGCTGAGCTCGCTTGCAACAATGAAGCAGGGGGAAGCATTTGTCTGGTCGCCGGAGGCGGAATTTTTCGAGCGAATAAAGTTTCCGGCGATAAAGACATTCGATTCGTTCGCATCGCCAAAAGAGGGAGAGAAACAGGAATTGAAGGGCTGGGCGGAAGTGGATCTCGAGGAAGTGCGGAAAAAGCTTGCAACGATTACTGAGGAGGCGAAGGCAAACGACCCGGCTGAGCTGAAGAAAAGGATTCGGGAATTGGAGAAAGCACAAAAAACAAACCCCTCTGAATCTCCCCTCAACGAGTCGAGTCGTCGACTTTCAAAACAAGGGGAGACAAAGTTTAATGAGGAGAGATTTAAAAAAGAAGTCGAGAAAATGCGGACAGATTTTCAACAACAAATGAAAACATATTTTGATGCCACAAAAAAAACAGTTGTAACTTTTCTCAATGAAACGAATCAGATATTATCTGGAAAATTCAAAGAGTTTATAGTTTATCCGCCACCAAAACTTGTTATGACAGCAACTGCAAAAAGCATGGATATTAGTCCGCGGCAGTTTATAAAAGATATAAAAAAACTTTCATTTATATCGACGAATGGAGAAGTAGATGCGGGAGGTCAGCGTATACTCGATATGATTGCGACGCTGAACGAGCGGCGAATTACAGTGACGAGGGAATGTATCGCTAGATGGCTGGGGATACATCCGAACGGCGGAAGATTCTTATCCACATTAGCGGCGCTGAGAGGCGGCGGATATTTATCCGAACGCGGATATGAGCTGACCGAAAAAGGAGAAGCGATTGCACGGGCGGGAGAGACGGGCATCGAGGAAGTTTTGAATGCGGTCGAAGGGACACGGAAAAAAATCATAAAAACGATTGAAGAAGCTGGACGAATATTGACGCGCGAGGAGCTGGCGCAATTGCTGGAGATACATCCGAACGGGGGAAGATATCTGTCCGACCTCGCGTGGCTGAGGGATATGGGCGTTATACCCGAGCGGGGCGGGATTGAATTGACAGAAGGTGCGATGAGATGAACTATCTCGCCGAGCAGTTTGAGAAGCTGAGGGAATTATATCCCGATGTGAAGCAGGTGGGGATGCTGCGGGATGCGCACGGGGTATACGCACTGACGATTCAGCGATATGGAAAGCGACCGTGTTATTTTTGCGCGAAGAATTCGATTAATAAAACAGTTGTGAGCATTCATAAGAAGCTGTTCGATATTGCGTACCGTGAGAAGGCATGGATAGTGATGAGCGTGCAGGGGAGGTTCATGAATTTTTATGCGCCGCACATTGCAATGGGGAAGAATTGGGTGAATGAGTATCATGGCGCGCAGATGATAAATTTCTCAATTTACCAGGGGAGCAAGGTAACGCTGCCGGAGAAGGAGAGCAGTTTGTTTGAGAAAAAAGAAGAAATAATGTTCGCCACAGCGAATGCGCCCGCAGCGCAAATATTGAATAAGGAATGATGAATGGTGAAGGAAAAGAAAAGATGAGGCGGTGTCGGTTTAAGTTTTCGGTATGCAGAAATGGAGCGGCGAATTCGCTGGTGGAAGTGCGGTTGAAGAAGGGGACATTTATGCTTCACGCTTGCAGGAATTGTCTGCGGGTTATTAAGGAGGGTAAGAATGAACAGTTCATAATTTTGATTGACGATATGGATGAAGCTGCGGAACAAAAATTACGGCATGAGCTGACATTGGAAGCGGCGGGGTTGAGAACGTCTCAATAATCCGCTGGAGAAAATAAAAATATTCAAAGGAAAAATGGAAGCACATGAGTAGGATGAGTGGAAGAGAGCTTGAAGCGATACGGCAGAAATTAATAGCACTATATGATAATCGATGTTGGATTTGTACAAGGTCTGGGAAATATTATCCTCTTGATGTCGACCATTGGGATAACAATCCGAATAATAACGATTGGTGGAACAAACACTTACTATGTCGTTCATGCAATACAATTAAGGATCATCCGCTTCGCAAGAGCGGAGAGGAGTTGACATTCTCCCTCTCCCCACACACAAAAAACGGTCAAAAGGAAGCGCAATCGTTAGAAATGGAGATATCGATTGTAGCCAAACCCAGATTCTACCAATGGTTGTTTCGGTTGGTAATGTACAAGGGGAGTGTAAAGTATGATGATGTAGTCAATGGAGGCGGGCGCATATCGAATGTTAGTCCCGATACAATCAAGAGGCATTACCTGCCCGTATTTACGGCGAAGAATGAGTTGTTCCCATATCCATTGTATGTTATAGCAATGAGTGATAGCACGCTTGTAAGAGTTATTAAACTTGGAGAGCGTTGGGAAATAGCGAGAAAAGGAATAAAGCTGAAAGAACAGGTGAAGAACTGGAGGGAGGAAGAATGAGTTGTTCCGATATCGATTGTATGAGACGGGCTTATATTTGTGGGTCCTTCCCCAACCTTTATTGCGGGTCGCAAGGAACTTCAAAATCTCACTACATAAAGCTAAAAAAAACATGATTTCTATTCCATTTGCTTTTTGAAATGAAAATTAGGTATTACAAAATTTCTGACCTTAAACCCGCAGAATATAATCCGCGCAAGCTGACGAAAAAACAAAAAACCGACCTCAAACTTTCGCTTGAAAAGTTCGGCGCAGTAGAACCAGCTGTAATAAATATACATCCCAAGCGCAATCATGTGATAATAGGGGGTCACCAGCGCATAGCAGTAGCCCAAGAGCTCGGCTGGGCAGAATATCCCTGTTACGAAGTGAACCTCCCGCTCGATAATTGGAATTATGATAAGCCGATAAAATCCGACTTGCATCCGACCATGAAACCGATTCCTTTGGTTGCTAACGCAATTCTAAATTCAAGTCAAGAATCGGATATCATTTTAGATTCATTTTTGGGAAGCGGCACGACCCTCATCGCCGCCGAGCAACTCAAACGCATTTGCTACGGCATGGAAATCGAGCCGAGATATTGCGATGTCATCATTACTCGCTGGTGCAAATACACAGGCAAGTCCGAAATTAAATTGAACGGCAAAGAAATCACATGGAAAACTCAATAATCGCCTGGACAAATTACACCTTCAATCCCTGGATGGGTTGCATCAAAGTTTCACCGGGATGCAAGAACTGCTACGCCGAAACACTCACAAAAAACCGCATGGGATTAAACGTATGGGGAACAGCTCCACGCCAGCGCACATCGGTTGCTTACTGGAAACAGCCTTTACAGTGGAATAAGATAGCGGCAAATGGCGGACCGAACAAAGTCTTCTGCGCTTCCCTTGCAGATATCTTCGAGGACAACGACCAACTCATCCCCTGGCGTAATCAACTTTGGGTATTAATTATGCAGACGCCGAATCTCGAATGGCAACTCCTCACGAAACGACCCGAAAATATTAAACGCTTCTCTCCCGACATACTACCGCAGAACGTTTGGCTCGGAACCTCTATCGAAAATGAAGAATATGCCTTTCGTGCCGATATCCTCCGAGGCATAAAAGCAAAAATCAGATTCATCAGCTACGAGCCAGCATTGGGACCGCTTGCGTCAACTATCAATCTCAATGGCATACATTGGGTAATTTACGGCGGCGAATCGGGAAAAAATTTCCGAAAAGAAGATAAGCAATGGGCAAGAGATATGCGTGCAAAGTGCATCGAGCATAATGTCGCATTTTTTCATAAGCAATCGGCGGCATGGCGGACGGAAATGGGCATCGAGCTCGATGGCGAAACCATCAGGAATTTTCCCGACGAGAAATATCTCAGCAAGATTTTTTTAAAAGAATTGCTCAGCGCCTAAATGTCCGATGACCTCAAACGTCTCCGCCAGATTGCCGAACTCTGCAATATCACCATTGCGCAGATGCGGTTGCACGTCAACAAACATGGAGCGCCGAACGTCTTTGAAAAAGAAGAAAACGCGCGAGAATTCATTAAATGGTACATCAAATTCGTCGCAGAAAATACCACCGTTGGCAAACTCGCCGCGATGTCGGGCAGAACGGAACGGCAGATTGACAATTGGGCGAATGATAAAATCATCCCGCGCACAGACCGTGGAGTATATCCGCTCGTCGAATGCGTTCGGGCGATCATTGCCAAACTCAATGAACGCATCTACGAGCTCGAAAACCTCACCGACACCGAAGAAAAAATCAACAGGCAAAAATTATTAAAACTCGAAATTCAAAATGCCAAATTACAATCTCACATCATCGCCATAGAAGACCTCCAGCGCATCATGGCAATGTATAACAACGAAACAGGCAAGCATCTTCGCCTCATACAAAGGCAAGCGCCCGCCGAGCTTCAGCAAATCGTAAAAGAATTTGTCGAAGAAACCGCCCATGAGCTCGCCGGCATTCCCGAACAATTGTCCGCAGACATAGGCGAAATGAAAACAACAGAAACCGTACAAAAAAAAACAGCAAAAAGAAAATAAAATATGAAAAGAAATTCAATGCTTCAATGTAACAATGCTTCAATGATTCAATGATTCAATTCACTCAACCATACCGCACCCATCCATCAGCACTCCTCAACGTACAGAAAGCGCTGGCGGAAGCGGCGAAGCTTGTACTTCCAAAGCCGCCGCTCACAGGAAGCGAATGGGCACTCAGGCATCGCCGGCTCAGCGCTGAAGGCGGGCAAGAACAAAAATTCACGTTCCGAAAAGCGCCCTATGCACGCGAACCGCTCGATTGCGCGACCTCAGCTCAAAACATCCGTCAGGTCACGCTCATGTGGGCGAGCGGCATGGCAAAAACGCAAAGCATAATTGAAAACACCATCGGCTATTATATCGAATACGAGCCGAGCAAAATCATGGTCGCATTCCCGACCGATAAGCTGGCAGAAAATTGGAGCAAGCTGCACCTCACCTCGCTCATTCGCGACACGAGCGTCCTCAAAAAACTCATCGACATCGGAAAAGTGCATACCGCTGGCTCCGAAATCCAGCTCAAACTATTCCTCGGCGGCTTCATCATCGTCGTAGCAACAGTCTCAGGCAAGGGTTACATCATGTATTCTATCGACGTAGCAATCGGCGACGAGATAGACTCATGGGTGCCGACCGCGGGACAGCTCGGCAACCCGCTGCAACTCTTGAGAGAACGCATACGCGACCCCAAGGCAGGCAAACTTCTCATCGCAAGCAAACCCGTGCTAAGAGAATATTCCAAAATCGAAGAAAATTTTCTTCAAAGCGACCAGCGATTTTATTTCGTGCCATGTCCGCATTGCAAATTCGAGCAAGTCCTGCTCTTTTCCGATAAATCCGTATTCGCAAAAAAACTTCCGCATGGATTTCTGTTATACAATGAAGCCAACTTAAGCTGGGTACATTATCAATGCGGCAACTGCAAAAAACCCATCGAAGAAAAATACAAAGCCGCAATGTGCGCCGAAGGAAAATGGAAACCGCAAAACCCATCCGTCACAGACCATGCTGGCTTCCAAATCAACGCCCTCTATTCACAACTCGGAACATCATGGACGCAAATCGCAAAAGAATTCCTCACCGCTCGGCAAACGCGGGACCAAAACGACCTGCAAGTCTGCATCAACAGCCGATTCGCCGAAACATATTCCGAAATCGGGCACATCGAGCTGAGCTTAGACGAGCTCGCCCAACGCACCGAAGAATACACCGCAGTCCCCGACGAAGTCCTCGAAATCGTATGCGCCGTAGACGTACAGCAGAACCGCCTCGAAGTCCGCACATGGGGCTTCGGACTTGGGGAAGAAATGTGGCTCCTCGACAAACGTCAAATCATCGGGAACCCCGAAGAGCTGAACGGCGGGCAGACCGAGAAAATGCTCGACGCATATATATTTCAATCGAAATTCAAACATGCGAACGGCGTCGAGAAAATAATCAATCTCACCGTCATCGACGGCGGCGCATACAGCGAATACGTCCATCGCTATGCGAAGCGCCGCAAAGGAAGAGTCATCGTCTCGCTCGGCAGAGGCGGGTGGAAAAAAGAAGTCGTCAGCGTCGTAAAGAAAAGCAAATACAGCTCGCACTATATTATCATCGGAGTGGACGTCGTTAAGAAACGGATGCTCTCTCGTTTATACATGAACCGTCCATCTGCTGAAACGCCCAAGCCATGGAACGGATACATCCATCTCAACAAACTTTGCGACCTTGAAGAATGGAAACAATACAACGCCGAAGCATTGCGCCCCAAACAAAAGCGGGGATATGTCACATTGATTTGGGAAAAAAAATCGGGCATGGAAAATCACGGGCTCGATTGCCTCGGCTATGCGTATGCAGGTCATCTCGTCATGAATAATCCGCTCGAAGCATGGTCCGGGCGCCAGAAAGAAATATTCGAAAAAAAATCCGCCGTAGGCGGACCAGAAGGTGCCGAGCCAAACAATCCCGAAGGCAAACAACACCTCGTCAAAAAAATCTCCCGCTCGAACAAATGGAGCGGCTGGAAAGTATAACGTTATGCCAATAGTTAAGCGCAGTGCGTATTCTTTGCACGGCAACCGCATCAAAGTCAACGAGATTATTCACGGCGATTGTTTGGAACTTCTAAAGGAGATAGCAACGGAAAGCATAGATTGTATAATAACCGATCCACCATATGGCGTGAGTTACAAGAAAACAGGTGAAGAGTATATGATTGGAGATACGGTGAATTTATTTCCATATTTCTTACCAGAATGCAGGCGTGTACTAAAGCCAAGCGGGGCAATCTATGTTTTTTCTTCGACAACAAAATTAGTGGAAACGCTTCCAGTGTTTCAAATGTATTTCAAGTTGCATTCGTTAATAATTTGGGACAAGCTCATTGGACGGATACCACGACAATTATCGCATTACAAATTGAGATACGAGCCGATAATGTACGGAAGCAAAGGATTGCATAGGTTGAACAAATACGCCGACGATGTGATTCAGTGCCAGATTGATCGGGGCAAGAAAAGGATTCATCCGACACAGAAACCAGAGGAAGTCATTCGATACTTGATGGAAAACTCAACGAGTGAAGGCGATATAATCCTTGATCCGTTTGTAGGGAGCGGAACAACAGCGGTAGTGGCAAAAAAAACAAAACGAAATTTTATTGCATTCGATTTGAACGAGAAGTATGTGCGAGAGATAGGCGTGCCACGATTAAACAATGTAGAGCCACTTTTCAAAGAAGCGGTTGCCGTGCTATAATAGTCAACGCATTGCGCTTAACATGGATAAGTACGCAATTTACATAATAACGCAATAAAACAATGAAAGCGAGCGAAAGATATGAGTGTGATGAGAAGTGAGCGAAAAATATGTGAAAGAAATAGCAGAACTACGATTAAACAACGTGACGCCGCTTCTTGAAAAAGTAGTCGTGATATGATATCAACAAAAATACCAATGCCAGAAATACAGGACAAAAAACCATCCATCAAGCCAGAGAGAAAAACCGTCAACATCTATCCACACAACGTCTCAAAGTTGTTGGAACAACAAACAATCATGAACATGAGCAGTGATGAATGGGTAAACTTTCTCATCGAAAAAATCACACTGGCGCAAACGCAGCAAATCGTCAACTTCATGTTCACCAATGCGGGCGGCGCAAAAATAAATGCAACCCTCATAAAAAAAATCAATCAAGGTTCATGGAAAATCTAAAAAAATAAGTATATTTATTGTAATCATTCATCATGACAGAAAGGATTCGAAAAATGAAAAGAAAAAAAAACTTGGGTACTGAAGATATTGTAGCAACGATCATTAAGGATAAAGTAATTAAGATTACTGTAACACCTACAATGCCCCCTTATGAAACAAGAAAAGCTCCGACAGTTCAATATGTCGCCGAAGGAATACGGACAGAAAAAAAGAAAGCAGCAGAAAATAATTAATGTACCGCTCATTAAAAAAATCAATCAAAGTACATGGAAACCCTGAAAGAAAGGAGAGTGAACATTATCGAATGAAGTAAACACATCACGTTAGGAAAAAGGCAAATCCCGTCTAAGCAAAGAAAAAGCACACTCTGAGTTGAGTAGACGGGATTTTTTTTCCAACCCCCCAACACCCAACATCGAACATCGAACATCGAACATCGAACATCCAACATCCAACATCCAACATCTCAACCTTATTTTTCAACCACTTACAGGCATAAAAAACAGTAAAATACTGCTTGATTTCGCATAAAAAGAAGTATATACTATAACTATCGGTGACGACGGTCATTCGAGTGTATGCTGAACTGCTGCAGCAGTAGTTCAGCATTTTTTTTGTCCCGTTTATTCGTTGCGCAACGGCGAATGAGCGGGACATTTTATTTTCCAACATCACCCGCGAGTACACGAGCGGCTTTGTGATGTTGAGAATCCCGCCGAAGGGCGGGATCTAAACGCAACATGAAAACCGAAAACAAAAATATTGACCTCTGACATCCGACATCTGACTTCTTACATACTCACATACTAAATCATGGCCATACAGAACAAGTTCAACCAATTCGTCGAAGACCTCAACAAGAAAAAAATTGACGTCAGCGCAGATTCCCTTTTCCTTCTGCTCACCAACACCTCGCCCAACGCCGCCGACATTCGTGTTAATGTTCCGAGCGGAGGCGCAGTATGTATTGTAGAAGCCACGTCCAATGCGAATGAAATCGCCGCAGGAAACGGCTACACAAAAAAAGGCGGCGCAGTAACAGTCACCACCGCATCGCAAACGAGCGGCACATTCACGCTCGCGGCAAATCAGGTAGTCTTCACCGCATCGGGCGGCGCACTGCCGACATTTCGATATGCCGTGTTATTCGACGACACGGGCGGCACGGCTACGGCGCGTCCCGTCATCGCATGGTGGGACTACGGCGCGGGCGGAGTAACGCTGAACGACGGCGAAACATTCACCGTGAAATTCAACAACGCAAATCCCGGCACAATATACACGCTCGCATAATGGAAGACGGACGAAAAGACTGCTGCAAAATTGAAAGCAACCTCGAGCTCAAGCCCGACCATCCGGACGCACGTCAAGACCTTGAAGTGCGTATCTGTAAAGTTTGCAAGCGCAGGCACTTCACTGCATACGCTAAAGTCGGCGCATTAACTCAGGAAGGCAAAGAAATTTAATGACCGAACTTCCCGAAAAATTCATCGCAGGCGACACCGTAAGCTGGACCACCACTGCAAGCGGCTATCCCGCCTCCGCCGGCTGGACGCTGAAGTATAAAATCAGCGGCGATACACAAACCACAGTCACAGGCACGCGGAATAACGACGGATGGGATTGCACCATCACCGCCGCAGACTCGGCGAAAATCGTACCTGGAATTTATGAATACGTCAAGTGGGTAGAAAAAACAGTCGATAGCGTCCTCGAGCGTCATACCGTCCGCCTCGACCGCATCGAAGTAGAAGAAAACTTAGCCCTTGCCAATGAACCGCAGGACCGCCGCACGACCGATCAGCAAACGCTCGACAATCTGAATGAGATATTAAAAGCATTTGCCGCAAACCCGAAATATGAATTCACCTACAATGGAAGAACATACCGTCAAGCCGACCTTCCCGACCTTCTCGCATGGCAAAGCCGTCTCGAAACGAGAATCAAGAATGCAAAAGATGCTGACGCAATGGCGAACGGCGGAACGCGGAAAAAAATCTTAGTGAATCTCGGAGCAACATCCTGAATCGCATTCAGAAAATATTAAACACGCTTGGACGCACGCTGATAAATATCAGTAGACGCGGACACGAAGCGGCGCAGCATAACCGCATTACATCGGGCTGGTTCCGGACCGTCACGCCCGCAGACTACGAAATCAAATCCGACATGATGGCACTGCGCGGGATAGCCCGCGATGTAAGCAATAACAACCCGCTCGGCACGCGTTACATCGACTTGTCCCGCAAAAATATTGCAGGCGCGTATGGCTTCACGCTGAACGTCAAAGCCCAGCAATGGGACAAGCAAAATCGCCCAATGCTCGATGAAGCGGGAAATATTCTCATTGATGAAATAAGTTCACAGAAAATTAAAACGGGCTTTCTCAATTGGGGGAAGAAAGAAAATTGCGACATCAGCGCGCAGGATAACTTCCGTGAAATCCAACACCTCGTCATCATACATTGGAAGCGTGATGGAGAATATCTTGTCCGCAAAATATATGACCGCTCGAAATATGGATTCCATTTGCAAGTCCTCGACCCCGATATAATTGATGATATGTACAGCGAACAATTGCCCGGCGGCAACGTCGTCATCATGGGAGTAGAATATGACCAATGGCGCAATCGGAAAGCATTGTATCTCAAGCCATCCACGCCGCAGGCAAATATTTATTCATACGCATACGCAACCGAGCGCACGCGCAAGCCAATCGAAGAATTTTACTATGATTTTGAAAAAGGACGCGCCTTCGCATCCCGCGGCATCACACCCATGGCATCGGCGCTCATGCCGATGAAACTTTTGTGGGATTATGTCCGAGCGCACGGCTCAAACTCAATCAACACAGCGCGTCGCATCGGCTTCCTCGAACGGAAAGAAGATGCCCCAGCCTCCATCATAGGAAATGAGCTCGATGCAAAAGGCAATCAAGTTATCGACGTAGAAGAAATGAGCCTCTTCGAAGTCAACCCGGGCTACAACGTCAACGTCCCCGACAATAAATTTCCCGACCAGCAATTCGAAATGTTCGGGAAAGGGATGAAAAAAGACATCGCCTCGGCGCTGAGAGTCTCTTACATCACGATGGCGAACGACCTCACCGAAACAAGCTACAGCTCGGGAAGAATCGGGCTGCAGGATGAGCGGGAAACATGGATGATGGACCAAGAGTGGTTCATCGAATCGTTCATGGACGCAGTATTCTCCGATTGGCTCAAATCGGCATTGCTGTCAGGTGCGCTCGATTTGGGACCGCAGGCATTCACGCAATTTGAAAGATTTAATCAACCCTACTTCGTCGGCAAGCGCTGGCCCTGGATAGACCCTGCAAAAGATGCGACAGCAATCGAAACACGCTCGCGTATGGGATTGACGAACCCGCTCAGAGAAGCGGCACAGAACGGCGATAATATTTACGAACTGATCGATGAAATGGCAAAAGTCAAAAAATATGCCGAAGGCAAGGGCGTGATATTGGACTTCGATTCGCCTACAGTCCCATCCGCCGATGCGAATCCATCGAACCAAACGCAGAACAGCCGAGAGATGAAAATATATTTAAGAAAAATAAAAGCAATCCTCAAAGAAATGAACGGAGAACTCGAACCATCATGACAAAACAAGAAATTGAAACATTACGAAGCGCATTAGAAGAGCAGCTCTCGACCCGCGCAATTGAAACATTGCCGCAAAGCTACAATCCAGAAAAACATTCGATGCGAGTCATCGCCGCCAGCGAAAAGCCCACGCCGATGATTGACTGGGAACGCTGGATGGTCGTCGATGAAATTTTGAAAATGGACGGTATGGAACTTCCGCAAGGCAGAGCGCAAGTCCCGCTCCTCGATTCGCACAATAGGTTCAGCATCGAATCAATTCTCGGCACAGCGCGCGAATTTCAAACCCTCAACGACCAAAAAGAAGGCACGATTTATTTTTCAAGCACCGACCGCGCAAAAACCGCCGAACAGTTGGCGCGCGACGGACATCTCACCGACCTGTCAGTCGGCTATCGTGCGCTCGAATCCTTTTTTATACCAGAAAGCGAAAAACAAATCATCGGCGGGAAAGAATATGCAGGACCGCTGCGGGTTACGACCAAGTGGCAATTGAAAGAGCTGAGTCTTGTGCCCATTGGCGCGGATGAGAACGCGGTAACCAAAAGCATCCGCTCAAACAATGCAGTAATGGAGCAATTGCAAAAAATCGGAATGCCGGTCAATGCAAGCGAGCGTGAACTGCTAACGTATATGAAACGATTATTTGAATCAACTCCTCCCGAACAAATCGGCGAGGCACCAGTAACAATAACAACCAAAGGAGAACACAATATGGACAAAGCAACAAAAACAGCGGAGGAGATTGCAGCGGAACGAAATGCAAACGAAACAGAGATCCGTGCAATCGGCGCAGCCTTCGAGAACCGTATCGCAGGCGGGAAAGCAGTTATGGACCGTATCGTCAAAGACGCCATTGATTGCCAGACAACACCAGAACTCTTTCGCGGGACGGTGTATCGTAAAATTACCGACAGCGACCCGCTGGAAATTCCCGATTCCGCGCTCGGACTTTCGAAAAAAGAAGTCAAGAACTATTCAGTAATGCGGGCAATCCGGGGCATACTTAAAAATGAAAACGACGTCGATGCCACATTCGAGCGTGAATGCTCGAATGAAATCGCCAAGAAACTTGGTCCGCCCCAGGGATTCTACGTGCCCTACGAAG